TTCCATTTTACAAGCGGTCTCCCCCGATTTCTCGGAGGTTTCCTTGATCTTGTGTTCGATCGAACTAGTGGTCGTTTACTTGATGAACCGAATGTGACAGCCATCTTTGCCATTCGCCAAATTACTATGGCGTTTGGTAAGGTGAAACTGGAGTGCTCTGACGAGCGCAACCAGGCTGCTGTTGATTCTTACATCAAGTGTGAGCAGGACCTTCGCGTCTCCGATAAGCGGTTCCCCGATCTAATCGAGGATTTCCAGCGAATCGGTAGACTGCTTTGGACCGATCTCTTTACCGAAATTGACCGCCAGGTCTTTTACGGTGAGCTCGTACCAAGGCACGGGCCTGGTACCACTGCTGACAAGCTTTTGGGAAACCAGAAGTTTTATCAGACAGAGTGGACCAAGCGGCTCGATGATGTTTTCCCTTGGGACGAACATCTCGTGCCAAATTGGCGCTATATTGACGCCAATCCAGTGAAGGTCCTCGAACCTGGAGAAGAGAGACCTGTCCAGGTCATTCTTGTTCCTAAAACGCTCAAAACACCCCGTGTTATCGCTCGCGAACCAACTTGCATGCAGTATATGCAGCAAGGTATATTCGAGGCGATACAGGAAGGGACTGCTAGGAGTGACACCCTAACATCTCTTGTCGGATCGACAGACCAAACGCCTAATCAGCGTCTGGCTCGGGAAGGTTCCCTCACGGGAACCCTTGCTACACTCGATTTGAGTGAAGCATCCGATCGTGTTTCGAACCAGCATGTACGTGCCCTGCTTGCTAATCATCCTCACCTTTTGGGTGCGGTTGACGCTTGCAGGTCGCGGAAGGCTGATGTTCCTGGTCATGGCGTTCAACGCCTGACCAAGTTCGCGTCTATGGGTTCAGCACTGTGCTTTCCGATGGAAGCAATCGTCTTTATGACGGTAATCTTCTACGGAATTGAGCAGTTGCTTAATCGACCCCTGACCAAGAAGGACATTAAAGCCCATCTTGGTAAGGTACGCACCTACGGTGACGATATTATCGTCCCTGTAGGTTATGTGTCGTCCGTCGTGAGTGCGCTCGAGACTTTTGGGTTTCGAGTTAACACTGGCAAGTCTTACTGGACTGGAAAGTTCAGGGAGTCTTGCGGCAAGGACTACTATGACGGTCACGATATTACTGTGACTCGTGTTCGTAGTTTGTTCCCTGCACGACGGAAGGATGTTCAGGAGATTGTCTCTACTGTTTCTCTGAGAAACCAGCTTTATAAGGCTGGTCTTCGTAGAACTGTAGAGTATCTCGATAACATGATTGGGAAACTTATTCCTTTTCCTGTTGTCGAAGAAACATCTCCTTTGTTGGGCAGGTGGAACGATGAGGGGGTAACCCCCGAACGATTCCATCCGCACAGCCATAACCCTCTTGTCAAGGGTATGGTTGTGAAAGTGGAGCTACCTCGTAATGAGGTAGATGACCACTATGCCTTGCTTAAGTGGTTCCTTAAACGCGGCGAATTGCCATTCGCTGACAGGGATCATCTTGAACGTTCTGGACGTCCTAGTTCCGTCAGCATCATGACTAGGTGGGGCCTTCCCTTTTAAGGGGAGGTCTTGGTCTTAGACCAAAACAGGAGCCTTAGTGCTCTTTCGAGCCCT